GGATTACCCTTGTTTCCTTCTCTCATCCATTCATAAAGCATATCTATTGTTTTTTGCTGATAATCTCTTAACATTATCCTACTATCTCCCCGTTAAATTCAGCCCTGATGTGATTAACAGTTTTATCAGATAGCGCGCATTCGGCAGGGTTTGCTAGTATCTCAGAGCTTGAATATCCACTAGGACCATTTATTACTTCTTTTCCATCTATAATGTAAATTATTTCTTTTTCTGAATAATCCTTAGTTTGATATGGTACTAAATCAGGATGCAGCACATGAGAATCACAACCTTTTAACTGGTGGTTATAAGGTATTCCGTCAGCTTTAAACAGCTCGCAGCGCCATGTTGAGTCCTCAAGCGGTGTTGAGTGCGCGCAAGTCCTGCAATTAACCTCTTTTGTCGCTTTAGACCCGTGACAGAAATCATAACCATCACAAAATCGACACTCGAACCAAGTTGAATCTGTACTGACAGGCGCTGGCATGACATTTGACAAGGCTATTCTTTTGCCTTTTTCTATGTATTTGTCAGCAATCTCATGGTCTAAGCGAACTCTCTCTGTGTATATTGAATCATCGTTTTTACATACGGCTAAATAAAGCGCACGATCAATTTTTAATCCTCTCATATAAACTTGCATTTGAGCGTAATGAATTGGCTTTGATTTCTGTACTCCTTTTTTAACAACATCATCAAACGATTTTTTTGAGTGCGTTTTAAATTCGGCTATATGCTTCTTGAACTCAGCACCAGGAAGGCCATAATTTATGATTCCATCTATTGAGCCACTAAAATGACAGCCAAAATCTACCATTGATTGGCTACCACCTGTTGAATGTATATCAACGCCAATTGACCTCAAGTCTTGGACTATCCAGTTTTCTTCATGGTGTCCTCTTCTAAATATCCTTAATGTCCTGCCAGCAAATGATGGAATTACAGCCCAACGAAAAGCAAGCCATAACCATCTTTCACATGAATGCCCTATTTGCGAGGCTCCAAGGTGCGGCCTTGGTTTTTCTTTTCTCTCTTCATGAGCCATGTCAATCAATGCCGCTATACTGTTTTGTTGTTCTGGTATTTTCACGATATTCCCCACTAAAAAAGGGGCTGTTAAGCCCCATAATTAACTATTTTTCCCAAGGCGCAGAGCTTGAAGCTGACTTCTTTGGAGCATCTTTAGGCTGTGTGGCAGGCCCGCCATTAATAGCCTTAAAGCCTTTTACATCGTTATTGTCTCCATACTCTTCTGACTTTCTTATACTAAGCTTTATACTTAGTTGGCCGCCTATTAGTTCGTCAGTATCTGTTACTGTAGTTAGACCGATGGCTCGCATGACCTCACCCAGTTGCTGCCTGCCTATCTCTTCAGCTTTAGGGTTTGGGTTTCTGATGTTTAGATTACCAAACACTACGCGCCCTTGATGAGTTGGTCCTAAAATATCGTACTGGATGGCTATATACTGACCATTGCCTGCTTTAGTTGCTTTTACTTCAGCACCCTTAATATTTGCTTGATACCAGCCAGCCGGTAATGGCTCAAAGCTGTTTGATGATTCTGGCAGTTCGTTTATTGAAATTGGCGCGTCTAAAAATGACATAATTATTCCTCTATTTTTTCTATGTTAAATGATAGTCTTGATGGTTTTGTTGTTATTGCTTTATTTAAAGTATTAACAATTGAAAATTCTGTTGCATTCCATTGTTTGGCGTTTATAGATGGTGTCCATCTGAATAAGTCGCCTAACAAGTGAGATAATTCATACTCCCTTGCTATATCCTGGAGCTTGTCAGCATCAACTTTTCTAGTAAATCTTTGTGTTAATTTCAGCTTAAAGCCTTCTAGCTCAAGATTGTGAGTCTTCTCCAGTGTGCTATCTATGTTTAGTTTTTCAGAAATCATATCCTCTATATGTCTTCTGTTTTCTTGTGCGGCCTGCTCTATGCGCTTTTCTTCTAGCCACTTTTCAATAAGGTTTTTCATTTCTCACCCCCTATCTTTCTGATAATTGCGCCTAAATCAGGAGCTTCCCAGCGGTCAAGCTTGCCGCTTCTGTCTTTTGCTTGCCATAAGCCATCACCAGAACACATTAATGCTCTTTGAACATTTCCTTCCTGGTCCTTTTCTACCCTTAATGCTAAAACCTCATCAACAAGGTAAGGAATTTGCTGGCCCAGCTTTGCTCCTGCCATACTTGGCGAGTATAAAAGCCTTCCAGTTTCGTCCTGCTCTTTTCCACATTTAGCAGAAAAGTAGATGTTCTTTCCTACAATATCTCTAAACGCTCGCATTACTTCCATAACCTGGACGGCCATTTCACCATAAGCAGCTCTTCCATCTTTATTTATGCGCTTCTCATGGGCCAAAATAACTTCACTAATCTCGCTTATGGAGTCAATTGCAACACTGTCAAACTTCGCGCCCTCATCGCTTATTACATAAGTATAAGCGTCTTTAAGATCCTGATACGTTGATACATTGATATAAGGAATATCCTCGCCAGTTAATGACATAAGGCCAGCTTCAGCACTTATGATAAGTGGATTTGGTAATGTTTTAATTAGAGTTGTTTTTCCTGAACCAGCTTGTCCATATACAACAAATTTAACGCCATTAACAGCAGCGTTCTTTGTGCTATTTAGTTTAATTGCCATCTTTATTTTTTCCTGTTTATGTCAGCGGTCGGTCAATTCCGTTTGCTGAACAGTTGCTATTTAATATCTTTTAATTCATTATGTCAACACTCACAGTAAAAAAACTTACACATAAAAGGTAAATAAAATGTTAACGCTAGAAGAAATAAGGTCTAGACTTGAAGACAAGAATCTAAAAGAAGTAAGCAGGAGGACAGGAATTGGGTATAACAATCTTTACGGGATCGCAAAAGGTATAAGAGTAAATCCAACTTATAATGTACTAGAAAAGCTATCTAACTATTTAGGGGTTTAATTGTGGCAGACTTAACAAACATATTAGGCGGAAACTGGACACCTCCAAAAGAGAGGACACCAGAGTCGCCAGAAGCTCAACTAAAAGAGGCAATGATAAACGCAGGTATTGAGCCACCAGATCAAATACTTTTTGACGGAAAAATTCATAGATTCAGATCAGGAACCAACGGAAAAAAAGCAGGGGATAAAACAGGCTGGTATGTTGCTTTCAATGATGGGGTCCCTGCTGGTCGTTTTGGTTGCTGGCGCGCTGATATAGAAATGAATTTTAGGGCGGATATAGGCAGGCAAATAAGCTCTGCTGAAGAAATGATGCTTGCTAGGCAGATGGCTGAAGCAAGAAAAGCAAGAGAGGAAGAGCAAAAGAAAAAGCAGGAAGTAGCAAGCATATCAATAGAATCAATATGGCAGACTTGCGGCCTAGCAAGTTCGGACCATCCTTATCTTGCAAGAAAGGGCGTAAAAGCACATGGAGCAAGAGTTACTGGCGATGGTAGATTAATAGTCCCTTTGCTTGACGATAATGGCGAGCTTTCAAGTCTTCAGTATATAAGCAATGATGGCGGAAAACTTTACCATGCTGGTGCTGCAACAAAAGGATTAAGCTGGTTAATTGGCGACTCAGAAAAAGACAGTTCTATTTATATAGCTGAAGGCTTTGCAACTGCTGCAACCATCCATGAAGCAACTAGCAAGCCATGCTATGCAGCATATACAGCATCAAACATTGTGCCAGTAGCAAGAATGCTTAGAGAAAGATACGGACAACAACAGGACATTATTGTTGTTGCTGATAATGATGAAAGTGGAATTGGTCAAAAATATGCCGACCAGGCAAGCGCAAAGTATGGCGTTCGCGTCATTATTCCGCCAGTTTTAGGTGATGCTAATGACTACGCGCAAGCTGGTTATGACATATTAGAGCTGTTAATACCTCAAACAGAGTCTGATTGGCTAATACCTGCTGATGAGTTCTGTCAGCAACCATCCCCTATATCATGGCTTATTAAGGGATGGCTACAGCGTGACGCTTTAATAATGATTCACGGTCCTAGCGGAGGAGGAAAAACATTTTGTGTTCTTGATATGTGCTTAAGAATGGCTGGCGGGCTTGGTGATTGGGCTGGAAACAGGGTTTCAAAGGGCAATGTAGTTTATCTTGCTGGTGAAGGCCATCATGGGCTGAAAAGTCGCATAGCAGGATGGAAGGACCATAATAAGGTTGATAAGTTAAATATGTGGCTCTCTAAGAGCGGGTGTGACCTTAACACTGGAGAAGGCTACCACAAGACTGTTGATAGCCTCAGAATGCTATCAGAGCGCCCTGACGTTATTATAGTTGATACACTGCATAGATTTCTTCTTGGTGATGAAAATAGCGCACAGGATGCTAAAACCATGCTTGATGCTTGTAGTGG